TCTTTGGCTGTCCGAATGGTGTAAGAATGTCGCGTAGGAAATCATCTGCTGGACCAAATGCGCTAGCACGTCCAGTCATCTGATAAGCAGCAACCATAGCAGGTCCCATTCCTGGAACTACTGGGTTGAGAGAACCAAATGCAAGGTTAAGAGACTCAACAGGTGAAGTAATCTGTAGAGCATCTCTTGTATTAAGGCTCTTGCCAGCAATCGCACCAAGTACAGAGCCTACGATTGGCATCTTAAACTTGATTTGATTCTGTCCTTCGTCCTTGTACAAGAAGCCCTGGTTATCGTCGTATGTCATACCTGTGACATCGTAGATTGCGTTTGAGCCTTCTTTAGTAAGAGCATCGAATGCCTTACCAGCCTTGTAGATAGGAACTGGGTTTCCAACGAATAGTTCAGACCATTTACCAATGGTGTTGTAGTGAGCCTGTGCGAATGGTGCTACCAAACGTGCAGCATTAGCCCACTGTTTCTGCTGTGCAGCATCGTAGAACAAGTTCTTAACGTAATCAGCAGCCTGTGTGCCAGCAATTGAGTCAAGAGTCTTGAGTGATGTGCCACCTACGTGTACATAATCTGGGTTAGCCTGACGCTTCTTAAGCGTATTGTTGATAGTACGAAGTGGTGCAGGCAAACGTCCAGGAATCTTCTTTCCACCCTTAGAGGTAGGAGCAAATGCCTTGTTAGCATTAGCACGTAACTTAATCAAGTCATCTGTGCTTAGCATGTCTGCATATCCTGCAATGAAGTCCCAGTATGAAGCATCAAACTCGGGACCAAAGTTAACCTTAGATTCAATTCTAGCAGCAAGGTTGAAGAACTGGTCAGCCCACTTCTTACCTGTCTTAACTGCACCTTGTGTAATGTACTTCTCTGTCACATTCTTGACCACAGAACCTTGTAGTTCTTCTGCCTTAAATATGTTAGCGACCTGCTTCTGGAATACCTTCTCTGCAGCAATTACGCCTTCTGTTGTAAGACCCTTTTGGCGATAAGGTGTTTGAATAGTAATTACTTTACCCTTGGCTGTTGTTACCTGAGTCTTGCCATCACGAATAAGGTTCATGATGAGGTTGCGCTGAGCGCCTGTTCCACCAAGTAGGTTAAGTTGACCAGCAACTGTATCTGGCTGATTTACATCGAATAGCCATGTAATGATGTTGTCTCTGTTCATGTTGTCAGCGACAACGCCAGGACCAATTTCCTTTGATGGACTCTTGAGTAGAACCTCACGCATACCATTGTTCTTTTCAAAAATGGCTGCTGCAAATTCTTTGAGTTTATTACCTGGCTCATCGAATGTAGCAATTAGGTTATCTACATACTCTGCCTGTAGCGCAGGGTTCTGTCTTTCAAGAATTCTGATTACATCTGGCATGAACTTATCTGATGAGAAACTATTTACTGTCCAGGCTAGTCCGTCTAGGAAGTCTGGATGTTCTGATGTGATGTCATTGTATGATTTAAAGAGAATACCCTTTTTGCGCTGTGCAGCATTGTAATCTGAACGCGATGTTCCGCGCATCAAAGATTGACGAGCAATAAGAGATTCTGAGAATTCAACTTCTGCATCTACTGTCTTGAATGAATCACCAAGAGCGTTGACACCTAGTTTAGAACGCTTTGCCAACATCTGCTGGATAGCGTTTCCTTCTGGGTCAGCAATCATTGAAGAGATAAAACCTACAGGACTATTGAAAAGGCTGTTATGTCCAGAGAAGAACTGACGCATTTGCATTTCTGCAACGTTTCTTGTAATGTAAGCAAATCGGAATACCAACTGTGCAGTACGCCAGAGGTCTCCAGTTTCTTCAAGGAAGATTTTGGCAGACTTTGCAGGACCAAAGATTCCCTGGTTGACTTTTAAATTAGTAATTGCTTCATTGAGTGCTCTAGAATCAGGGAAGTTAATAACATCGTTAACTAACTGAGATTCAAGGATACCGTCAGGAAGGTCAATTGTTCTTTCTGCTGTGACAATCTTTGCTCCACCCTTGTTGCCAACAACGTTGCCGAGTGAGTAAGATGTGAACTCTGCCTGTTCTGAACCGCTAAGTTTAGTGCTAGCCTTGAGTGTATCAATCTGTTCTGCTGTGAGACCAATGCCTCTACCAACTTCGTCCATGAGGTTGCCAATACCATTTGATACGGCAGCAGCACGTTCAGCGTTTGTAGTAGCAGCAAAGATAGCGCGTTGTGTATCAGCGATAATCTTTTCCTGAGCAGCAGGTTGAATAATTCTGCCTAACTTAGATGTAAGTCCAATAGAACTCATCCAGTCTTCAGTTACGTTATTGACCTGAGTCAAGTCGTTAAGAGGTACAGCAGTTGAGCGAATGTAGAAACGACCAAAAGCCTTATTGACATCTTCTGCAAACTTTACGGCACGAAGGTTAACTGAAGGAATCATGCGAGCAGCAGGATTAGTAGCAACCTTTAGACCAGCAGATAGAGACTGCTTGATTTTAAGAACATCTCCACCAGGAACTAACTGATTAGCAAAGACTGCGAATACATCATCAACTGTCTGCGCATCAGTAATTTCTTTAACCATATCATCGCTTAACTTGCGGTTAAACAGACGACGTACTTTAACTACATCTGTTTCCTTTGCAAGCAACTCAGCGATAGGCTGGAATTGACGTCCAAGCATGAATCTAAGTCCGTCTTCGACACCAGGAGTATCAAGAACACGACCCATAAATCCATCAGTAATACCAACCTGTGATTGGATAGATTCGCGTAGTACTGCATTCTCTGCAAGTTCTGCTTCCAGTTTAAGTAAAGGCTTAATGCCAATATTTGCTGGGTCTTGGATAAGTTCACGGAGGATATCTGGGTCTCCATTAGCCTTCTCACGAAGTTGCTGGAACCATACTTCCTTATCCTTCAAATCTAGTTCTTTAGCAAGAAGGTCATCAAGTTCATTCTGGCGAGCAGCAAGTGAAGCCTTTGTATCTTGAACTGAATCAAGCAACTTCATTACATTAGGACCAAGGTTAGTTGGGTCTGCAAACTCTGCTGCAGCGTTACCAACCTCAGCACGTGTAGCAGCGATACGCTCACCACGAGTGATGACTACGCCGCCTTCTTTGCCGTAGATAGAACGGATGTTAGTGAAGCCGTCTGGCTTCCAAATCTTTTCAATAGCACGTGTAATGTTGCTCATTACATTGAAGTTCTTGTAGTCTGCAACTTCACCAATAAGTGAACCTAGTGGCTTTGCTGCTACAAGTAGTTCTCCTTGGCTAAACAATGAGCCAATAAAGCCTTCAAGGTTTGCAGCACCATCGCGTAGATTGGTAGCAAGTTCGTTATAAATCTTAAAGTCTGGGTCTGTAGCGTTCTTACCCAACTTATCAAGTGCATCTGCAAACTTAGCACGACGAACTGCCTCAGCAGCGCGTGTAGCATCGTCAGCCTTTGTGAAATCATCAGCAAGGTCTAGGAGTTTAAGTTTCTTTGCATCGTTAGCAGTGACAATGTACTCATCGAGTCCATGTGCTCCAACGCTAATCTTGCCATATTGTGGCAACTCATCAAGGATAATGTGACCATCAAAGAAGCCACCAGTGTTCTTCATATCAGCAGAAAGTAGGTCCATAGCCTGGGTAAGTTCACCAGTCTGAGTCTTTGGATTCGCTACGAACCACTCAGAGATAGACTTATTAGAAAGAGTCTGCTTTACAGCGGTATCTGCAGGCTCATTAGCCCAGCGCATCCACTTGTTTGATTCAAAGTTAAGTAGTTTCTGAGCAGTTGCAACCTCACGGCTAACAATCTTCTGCTCTGTAGCAATAATCTCTTGTTCTTTAGCCTTGTATTGATTACCAATACGCTTGAATTGGCTAGAAATCTTCTTATCAATCTTGTTACGTGTAATCTGACCTGTCTTTTCAAGGTCATCAATTGCTGCTTTAGCCATGTCATCAAAGTAAGACTTTGTATAAGGAGTAACTTCCTTAATAATAGCAGTAGCCTTCTTACCTTGGCTAATAGTTTTACCTACAGCACCAGGACCGAAGTAGATTGACGGGTCTAAAGCCACGTTAAGTGTGGCATCAACTACGCCTGATAGAATACTATAAGCATGGCTGTTAGGATTCATGCCTATGCCGTTTAAAGTACCGCGTCCAATGGTGTATGACTTGCCATTAACAAGACCATACTGAGCCATTCTCCTTGCTTGTTCCTTGCCAACCTTGCTTTCAGGTGATACAAAGAAGCCAGAGCCCGTTCCATTGTTGCCAGAACGAATCATTTGACCAAGTGTGGTAGTTTCTCCGAAGAGTCCACCAGTGATAGGGTTTAAAGTTTCAAGAAACTGACCTGTAGCGCCTTTTTCTCCACGCTTCATTGCAGTAATGTCACGACCAATAGTGGTTGCTAGGTCATAAGGTGAGCGAAGTACGGCAAATGCTGAACGTGTAAAGCCCTTAATTGGCTCATAGCCCCAGTGTTGTGCAACACCTTGGATGCTACCTAGTATGCCACGGTTAGGCTTTACTGTGCTTTTGATTTTATCAAGTTTAAATGCGTCATTTTTGAGCGCAGCAATACCATCAATAGTAGTAATCTTGCCAAGACCAGGGGTATCAGCAGTAAGTCCCTGTCGTACCATAGACATAACAAGGTCATTACTCATGCCTGGATACTTTTTAAGGATACCGTTAAAGTTATCTAACTCATTACCGCGTAAAGATGCAGTTTGCATGTCAAGCATGCGCTGCAAAGGCGTCTTAGTTTGAGTTAAATAACCTTTAATGGCCGCATTGACATCAGCCATTTGATTCCAATTCGTTAAATGCTTCTACCATCATAAGTAACTGACGAGAGTTAGGGTTTGCCTGTAGCAAAGCACGTGCAAGTAGAGAACCTTGGTCTGGTGCATCAACTGGAGTCTGCAAGATTGAATCATCTGCTCCAGGACCATACTTTGCGCCATCTGATAGTGGAGTATCTGGATTACCAGGAGCAAAAGCGCCAGTAGTCTGGATTCCACGAGGAGTCATATCACCAGTAGGTGCCATAACTGGAGGCATAGACGGTTCTGTTGAAGCACCCTGTGCAAGATTGGTTAGATTAGCGCGTTCATTGTACGCACCACCAGATGCGTTCTGAATCTTAGCATCATTAACTACACGTTGTACACGAGCACTAAGGTTCTTATCAGTACGACTGGAGTTTTTGCCAACTCCTGAAACTACCTCTGCCATTATTAGTCCTCATCTTCATCCATGTATTTTGAAATATCACTGTCGGTTGGAAGTTTCCATTCAACCCAGTCAGGATACGAATCTTTATCTGTGATAAGCGCTAGCGCAATATCGTGTTTAAATCCTGCTCTTAGCAGCGAGGTGTAGAACTCGTTAAGCCAGATACAGTACATTTCCAAACGATTGTATTCGTTGGTATCTACTGTTACTACGCGCTTTTTGCGAGTTGCCACTTTAGCCTCCTAAGCCTGCTAACATTGTTGCTAAATCTGCTGGTGCTCCCTGTTGTTGAGGGGCTCCGCCAGAAGGTTGTCCAGGAGCCGCTGGGGACGGGGGCGCTTGCTCAACTGGGCCTTGTGTGCCTGGCGGAGCCATCTCTGGCTGCATCGGTTGTTCAGGTTCTTCAACCTTAAACACTGCCAACGCAGCAGCCTCGATACTATCCCCTTTACGACGACGTTCAATAACGTCGGCAATATTCTGGATTAGTTTAGATGGGTCTTGACCTTGTGCGGCCATAGCAGGTATTGCTTGCGCACTTGCAGTGATTGCTGCAGTTAGGTTCTCGCGCATCTTCTCGATTTCAATACGCTGTTCTTCCATAGTAACGTTAACGCTCCATGGTAATTCACGACGAATGAAATCTTTTGAAACTAGGTCTGCACCTAGTGCTTGGAGAGAGAAAATCAGGGCGCGAGAAGGGTCTAATCCAGCCATCAAGCCATATCGGACTTCTACCGAAGTATCGCCCTTAATGTCCTTGCCTGGCATGTACTTTAACTCGTACGGCGTACCTTGTGCTACACCTCTGACACTCTTATCCTTATTGAAAAGGAGTTCATCCATTTCAAAACACAACTTGATAACATCTTCAAGTACTTCAGCAATAACTGTTTGACCAGCCTTAATCTGAGAATCGAAGGCACCAAGAAGTGCCTGGACACCTTGACCAGTGATTACACTAGCGTCAATGTTTCCAGTTCTACCCTCAGGATATCGAGCACCGAGTCGTAATTCAGATTGGAGTGCTGATTGCTCCTGAAAAGTAGCAGCGGGAATGTCCAAACGGACACGCCCAACACCATTAGGTTGATTTGTACGAATGATTGCATCAGGACCCATAGGCAGGTCGATGACGTCATCAGGTACAACAAGAGGCGCCTGGATAGACTTTTCAGCCGCTTCCATAGCGAGGTTAGCAAAACGTGCACGTGCAAGTTGTACGAATAGAACATCGTCAAATTGTCCACGTGGCTGACCATCCAAAGAAGGACGCTCTGCAATAACTACAGTCATGCGCTTCATTGGGTTTGCCGCTTGGCTTAAAATTAAATCCTTACGTGAAGGAACATACAGGATGATATTGTTCTTATCCATGTAGCGGATAACTTCAATCTCCTGATTAAGATTCTGGTCCATACCGAACTGACCAAGGATTGCTCCAGTATATTCAGGGAACTCATTAACAAGTTCGCCCATGCTCTTTGAGTAGCGCTTAGCGTAAGCAACCACGCGACCAAAACGGTCACGCTCATAGTAAGCACCAACTGGGTCTTCAACACGGATACGTGGAAGGTCGTTTTCCCAATCAGGCTCTACGTGGATAGGCAAGAAGCCATAAGTAAAGTACTGGTCTGAACCTGGGTACATCTGAGTCTGCAGGCGTGATGTATATACATAGTTGTTTGCAATCATGCTGCGCTTATCCGCAAATGTGCGGGCACGGTCAGATGTAACGTTAGTTGTGGAGCAGTTGATTGAAGGTAGCGGTGCTAGAACTTCAGCCAAGTCGCGGGCTGCAACATCCACAAAGTTAGCAACCATGGCATGAGGCATGTCTGTAGGGAACATGTCAGGGAATACCTGAGCCATTTGTCCCTTACGTACTGCAAGGATGCTAGCCATTTTGCCGTCGCGCTCAACAGCGCGATGCTTCATGGCGTCTACACGCCGTGCAATAGTCTTGATGTCTGCCATTGTTATCCTATTCGTAATCGCCAAATTCGTAATCGTTTACATTTACCATGTAACGCGTAGCCTCTTGGCGAGGTGTAGCCCATTTATTTGGAATGTGACTTTGAGTAATTCTTGTAGTACCGATGACTTCTCTTGCTCGTAGTTCGCAGAACCAAAGAGCCATGATGCAGTCTGTCTTACCTTTGGTGTCAGGCTTCCAGGTAATCAACTGCTGGATAAGAGCCTTAACGCCTTCTGAACCATCCTGTGAAGGAAGTTCCATCAGGTTGTCATGATTGAATGTGGTACCACGCATAGAGCCAAAAAGCCCTGACATAGCAGCCACACCGAATGATGTGTCCCATTTGTTCTTACCAGTGAACTGGCTCGAGAATTTTACACCCATAGAGGCTAGGTAAGTACGGAGTGTCTCATCCAAGGCGTAAGCCTTCTGGTGCGCGTTGATTTCAATACGCAGTTCATGAGGTCTGTACTTCTCACACCACGACTCAATCAGAGTTTGAATCTTCTGAGGAGTAGGGTCTTGCATGTTCTCTACATCTAAAATATATCTCTTGCGGGTCTGACGGTCAACAGTCATAATTACCGCCGCAGTGTTGCCGCTCATCGCTGGGTCAAGACCCATGATGGTGTACCACTGACCCTGCTCAGCAGGATGTCCTGGTGTGCCTGGCTTTAGTTTGCCGCGTTTGCGCATCCTGTTGACTGAACCTTGCACACATGCAGGTGGAAAGATGGAGTCTTCTTGGACGTCTTGTTGCTGATAAACCAATGCCCACGCACTCGGGGAAACTTCAGAACGTCGCCTGAACAGAGCGGGCCCATCCCATTTAGGATAAAGACCGTTCTCATCTGGAAGGATGTTCTCATCCGAACCTTCCCAGGGTAAATTAGACTTGGGCCACAGCGTAACCCACTTCTCAGGGTCATCATCATACTCCAATACAGCAGGCATGGACATGTATGTAAAAGGAGTCTTGCCACCAGTCCAGTGGTCAGGGTTCCTAATCTCACGGTATAGGTCGTTGGATGCGATACGCGTTCCAACAATCAGCAACTTACCCGAGTCACCCAGACGGGTAACTACGTCTCGTTGCAGCCAGAGGAGTTGCTTCTCCCACTCATGCGCGTTTGAAGTCGTAACAACGTCATCCAGGATGATGAGGTTGGAACGGGCGCCAGTAATCTGACCACCAACACCCAGCGCTTGCACTGTCGGGTCCTTCTCGGTAGAATCACGAGAAAGGTAAATCCTATCAGCCTTCCAAGTATCCGCATCTTCTTTCCATCCGCCAGCCGAACCATAGACGGCTTGCATCTTAGCCCAGCGTTCATGGGAGAGGCGCTGCTTGATGGAGTAGAGATACTCCTTAGCACGCTCCTGAGTCTTGGAGACGATGGTAATCTTAATGTTCGGGTCCATGGCAATACGGTAGACACAGTAGTTGACTGTGATGACCGTTGACTTGGCATGCTCAGGCGGGACGTTGACTAGCAAACGCTTCGGGCTGGCAGGCTCATAGACCATTGAAGGGTGAATGTAACTTGGCTCACGTGCCTCCAGGATGTCAATCCAGGAACGGTGGTGAGGAAATATCGGGCTATCAAGGAACTCGGCTGAGAACTGCTCGAAGCCAATCTTGTACTTAGCGTCCCCAGTCACAATGCTGAGGGTCTTCTCACCTTCACGGCGGGCTTTCTCAAGAGCGGTCATAAAGGCGGCATCTTGACGCCAGACCTTCATCACATCAGGCTTGCGGTCAGCCCTGGCAATAGCATCATCCAGGCTAAGTCCCTGCTTGATGAACTCAATTACCTTGGCTTTTGCCTCTCTCAAGGCTATCACATTGTGATGTTCTTTACCTTTGCCCGCTGCCATAACTCCCCTTATAAAAACCCTATATCAATCAGGTTAAAAATCCCCTTTATCGCTCGATGCGCTCTAGCGCATCTCGCTAACCCCTAGGGTTCGTGGATGGCATTAAGCCATCCTTCACTATCGTTCAGGCTGTCCCAGCCACCCACTCACAGCAAGATAGACTCACTATGTGCTTTTCGTTCGTCTATATAGTATAACCCGTTCAAAAGCAAAAAGCGAACGGTGTGATATTAAGAATGTGACCAAGGTCACTACTATATGGGTTAAATACGGACATTCCGACACTGAGCATCCCGTAAATACTGGAAAAATATTTTGATGCGATAGTGTATTACATAGACGGGACGTCTTTACTAGCACTGGGGTCGCCATAGCGACACGATGCCTTTTCCCGAGAAGAGTCTTTAGTCCTTTGTCTTTTGCCTGTGGCGTGGGGCTTATGTCCTGCCTGTGGGCTTGAGGGTTTTAATAACGGCTAGTGATTTAAGTACCGCCGAGGGTCTACCGCGAGCGAGCGATAGCGAGCGAGCGCGTTTTTTGTTTGTGTTGGGAATGGTTCGCGGTTTGTGTGGGTGGACTGTCTGCATGGGGGCTTTGAGCGTGGCTTCCCGTTCGGGCTTCCCGTTAGGATTCCTAACACGCGCCTGTTGGGGAGATTTTGTCCTATGGCTCCGCCATGGTATATTTCTCCTATCGAACTCGGGCGAATGTTCTGGGCGATAGAAAGTTAGAAACATGACAACTGCAACAACAACACCTAAGGCAACTGGCAAGGTTATCGCTTCACTCGTTAAGGACTACTCAGCGATTGTTAAGGGTAACGAGTCTGCGATTCGTGCGTTCATTGTGAAGGCTCATAAGACCCCCGCTCGTGACCTTGAAGCGACTTTGAAGGAAGCCTCAAAGGTCGGCGCTATCTCTGCAATTCGTCCAGCGTATGCCAACTACTTCGGACTAGCGAACACCTGCCTCTCACTCAAGGGCGCCGATTCTGTCGCGGTTGCTGACTTCATGAAAGAGGTCGCTATCGCTCAGCGCACACTCAAGAAGGACGGCGCTCTCGCGCTCGTCGCAAAGGTCACTTCATGGGGCGAATTTTCTCACTACACACGCGAGGCAGAAGCCTCAAAGAAGGCTGGTCAGCCTGAGGGCAAGGGCAAGAAGTCAAAGGCTCCAGCGATTGAGGGCGAGATTTCTGCCAACGCTATCGTGAGCATGGCTTTCGGACTCTGGCAAGAATTGGAAGACGTCACACTCGACACCCCTGAGGCTATCGCTCAAGCGGAGACATTCGCAAAGTGCCTAGCGCAAGCGGTCACCTACTCAAAGGGCGAACTCGCAAAGTCAAAGAAGGCTCACCCTGCCGCATAATCTAATCTGGAGAAGCCCCCGCTACGGCGGGGGTTTTTTCATGCCCAAAATCAGGGCGGGGATTCTTGATCAAAATGCGAGGGCGAAAAGTTTGTGTTGGTAGGTACAGCCGACATGACATTACGAGTTAGGATTCCTAACCAACCGACCAACCAAAAAATTTGTGTTGGTTTGTGTCGGGGGATACGGACGCCAGCCGTCGGCGTGATTCGATAAATCCAGCCATAGGCGAGGAGTGGAAGATTTGGTTCTGTGACCCTAATCACCTATACTTATGGGAGTGGGGGCAACCATGCACTCGCACTGTTAGGATTCCTAACAACAACCCGAAAGGTAACATCATGTATCTAACCACTGGCGACCTACTCGCAGTAATGATTGCACTCGTAGTCTCAGTAACTCTCGTCATCACCACCGCACTAGCCAACGCCAAACTCACAGCATCACGCGACGAGTGGCGCAAGGCTTACTACGCTATCAAGGGCAAGAACTAACCATGCCTACCAACGAAGATATAGTTACCCGTATTATCGAAGAATGTATGCGGGATTCTGGCACTGCTGCTACAGATGCAGTTGTTACTGAGCCATATATCAACCCTATGGGTTTCGGTTATCTAGGACTAGGACTCTGCGAGTCTTGTGGTCGCGCTAACCACCTGTTCGTGTCATCAACTATGCGTGAGAAGTGTCTCAAGTGTTTTGATAATTACGACAACCTCGAAGGCGTTAGGATTCCTAACAGCGAGACTTATCCGATACTAGATGAGCCACTCAACTGCTGTCAGGCGTGTGACCTTCCAGAGTATCCAGCAGACCCGAACTGGGTGCTACGAACAGCACATCTAGGAGACGGCACAACAGTCCAAGCACACAGGACATGCAGTCGTGCTACCTGTGACAAGTGTTCGGTTATCTACGCTAACGGAAACCAACGCTACTGGAGAGGTAACACCTACTCCATAACACATCACCAACTTAACTCAAACATCATTATCGAAGGAGAGCATCACTGTGAACAATGTGCTAAGCAATTCTGGGAGGAGAACGACGACTCGGACTATTTCGAGTGCGAATGTTGCGAGTCCTACACTCACTATGACAACAGTGCATGGTGGAACTCCACCCGATACTGTGAGCCATGTGTCGAGTCCAATGTCTACCACTGTGACGACTGCGGTGAGCAACGCTGGGATGGTGACGACCATTACTGTGAGGATGATGACGATAACGACGAGTCGCTTATCCACTCCTACTCATATCGACCTAGCCCATTCTTCTTCGGCTCTGGCAAGTACCACTTCGGCTTCGAGTTAGAGGTCGAGGCTCGTGGTAATGGCAGGTTCCAAGGCGCTCAGACTGTGCAAAATGCACTAGGCGGTCACGCTTATCTCAAAGAGGACGGCTCACTCAATGACGGCTTCGAGATTGTGACTCACCCACACACCCTTGATAAGTACCACAACGACTTCAACTGGGGCGTGTTAGATAAACTCAAGAGTGAGGGTTATCGGTCATGGAATACCAGCAGTTGCGGGCTTCATGTCCATGTATCGCGTACCGCTTTCGGTAACGGCGACCCATGGGCTTACGGAGTACCTAGTAGCCAGCGTTCACAGTTGATTCTTCAGCGCCAGTCGCACGAACTTCGGTTCATGAAACTCGTCTACGATAATCAACGCCAAGTTGAGCGTATCGCTGGTCGTAGTGGTAATCAGTACGCCACCTTCCAAGACAAGGGCAAACTGCTACGCAAGATTAAGAACGGCTATCAAGAGAGTGGCAGGTACTCGGCTATCAACACCGAGAACGACGACACTATCGAGGTGCGCGTGTTCAAGGGTTCGCTTCGTAAAGAGCGTGTCCTATCTGCTATCGAGTTCGTACACGCATCAGTCGAGTACACCCGAGACATCAAAGTAACGAGCAAGAATCATGCACTGTCATGGCTCAAGTTCACAGGGTATGTCGCTTCCAACGCGGAACTGTATCCCAACCTAGTAACAATCATGAGCGAATCGTTCGCAAGTGACAACAACCCTGATGATTCAAACAACTAGCCGTTAGGATTCCTAACAGAAAAGAGTATGACCAATGTGTATGTTATGCGTAATTCCACCGAATGTAATTCCGTCACGCGAGAAGTTAGAGAACTCTGCTCTCAACAATCCACACGGATTCGGGTTTGCTATCGTTATCCCTAGCGAGAATCGTATCCATGTCGAGCGTACTATGAACGCCGATACTTCTATCAACCGCTTCCTCGAGATGCGTGGTCGTTATCCAGAAGGTTATGCTACATGGCATGCTAGATTCGCTACCCATGGCACTACCACTGTAGACAACTGCCACCCGTTCAGAGTCGGCAAAGATGAGCGTACCTACCTCGCTCACAACGGCATCCTGCCTATCGTCGAGCCACAAGGTGATACCCGTAGCGATACTCGTATCTTCGCAGAGGACTTGCTCCCTGCTATCGGTGGCGTAGCCTCACTAGATAATCCTCAAGTGCAGAATCTTATCGAGGACTTTACTACTGGCTCCAAGGTTGTCGTGCTTACTGTCCACCCAGATGCTAAGTATCAGTGCTACCTATTCCACAAGGAGAAGGGCTGGGAAGATGAGTCAGGCGTATGGTGGTCTAATGACTCATGCTATCTACCCAAGCCATATGTTTACAAAGAGAGTACCAACTGGTATTCTAAGCAGCCGTTAGGATTCCTAACCAAGCACGAAGCAGACGAAGCAATCAACTTCTATGAGTGCAAGGTATGCGAACTAGCGGTATCAGAGGACGAACTATGGGAGTCAGAACTTAGTGACGACTACTGCCCACAGTGCGGTTCATGCTATCAGTGCAACGCTTACATGGCAGATGACTTATGCTACAAGGGTAGCAACTCTGATGCTAAGTGGTGGGCTAAGCAAAATGGGGGGTGGGACTGGTGAGTAAGAAGCACAAGCCAGTACCTCCGACTCCGTACTACTACGGCAAGAGAGCCGAACTATTCCTGCATGACGCTCAGATGGCGTTACTGCGGGGAGATACAGCACGACACGCACAACTCATGCTCCGAGCCACGGAGTATGAAGAACTAGCAGGGCAACTGCCTTGCATGGAAGGTACAAATGAATAAATACAAAGAGGCGCAGTGTCGCAAGTGTATGGGTGAGATACTCGTACTCGAGCATGAAGATACTGACTTCTATTGCAATTCGTGTGCTTGGGCTAAGTTTGGTGGCGTTAGCGTTCCTAACGTCCCAAGCGGAGGTCTAGGCGTATGAGAGTCAGCAACGATAATCCAGACTTCTCAACTTATGGAGACTGCTCTAACGAACAGTACGACCCAGACTGGTGGTTTCCAATAGAGAAGGCTGGTCGCGGAAGTTGGTCTCGTACATATGAGGCGAACACTGCTCGCGTTATCTGTAAGACATGTCCCCTACTTGCGGAGTGTAGAACCTATGCTCTCAAGTATCATGGCATTACAGGTATCTGGGGCGGTATGGATAGACACGAGAGGCACGATATGCAGATAGCACTAGGTATAACACCGAAGGCATGGGAGTCAACCTACTCCAATGTCGGAGGTTAAGATGAGTGATGATGACTATGACCACTTCGTAGGAAGTGTCTCAGAGCAACTAACGCTCATGCTGTGGACTTCGCTTGCAACTGTAGGCGGAGTTGGCTTTATCCTATTCCTAGCAATCCGTTAGGAATCCTAACACCCGAGTAGAAAGAAAGAACATGCCAAAATACAATGTAGCAGTACAACTATCAGGTAATGACGGCAACGCATTTGCCATTATTGCTCAAGTCAATCGCGCACTGCGTGATGCTGGTGCTACTCCAGAGGAGATTAAGCAGTATCAGCAGGAGTCAATGAGTGGGGATTATGACAATCTCCTACGCGTTGCTATGGAATGGGTTGATGTCGCATGACTGAGCCACGTTTAGAAGATGACATAGCAATAGGAAAGAATCAGGACTGTGATGAGTGTGATGAATCGGAAGATGAATGCACTTGCGCTGAGTCTGCATACGATACTCTAGAGGAGATGTATGACGACTTTTAGTATCACTGTCGAATTAGTTGACCCAGTAATGCCCATGAACCAAGAAGCAATCATGGATTACATACTGTTGAGGTTAGAGTCGCAATCAGTGTTGCGTGTTACGAACATAGTGCGTGACTACTAGCCGTTAGGAATCCTAACAAGAACCCCCCTGCCCATATCGGGTCGGGGGGTTTTTTCATGTCTAATGGGGTTGCTAGTGTAAGCCGCTCTATAGCGCAGTTAGGCAACGCTCCCCTATTCTATCAGCGTGCCCTTATGACCTATGCATCACTAGCAAAATCTATTTATAGTAGCCAGTCCCTGTCTTATGCTGGCAGTAGCAACCCTTGCATTGGTCGTGCAATCCGATAGCGATATATGTCTCGCCATTCTTATTCGCCATACCTGCTGCGGTACACTTATCACATATCATTTTTTGACCGCCTCAAATGGAGTTTTCTTGGCGCGACGTTCAGCGCGATTCGCGGGAGCGGGAGCAGAAGTTTGTGTTGGATAGACATTGGCGTCATTTTCTGTTGGCTCCACGAAGTCGGGAGAGAAGATGGCAGCACTCTGAACAAGGTCTATGTATTGGTGGAACAAGTCGATGAAGATGTACACCTGACTGATAAGGTTGCCAGACATGACCTCTACATCTTGGAAGAGTTTAACATCGTCCTCAGCAAGCGTATCAATCCAAGTCTGGTCCTGCATCTTCTTCTGTAACTTCTCGAACGTCTCCATCACTTGTTCTATCTTCATTATTTTGCTCATTGACCTGCTCCTCTGTATAGTCCCGCTCTTTACGTGGGCGTTGCCCACCAAGGAAGTTAAGTAGATTGTTCACTGCACGATTGACACGCATACGCGCAGCATCCTCAGTCACTGATAGTTCTTTAGACAACGTGATATTATCACACCCATCACCGAAGCGTAGATAGATAATAGTTAGTTGTTCATGAGTTAAACGAACCAATGCTCGCTCAATGTCAGCCATCATAGCGAACCAGTTACCGCCCTCAGAGGCAACCTTCTTGCTATTAGTAAATCCTAAATCCGCCATAGCAGGTGCTGTCTTATCCTTACGCAACACCCCAGGGAGCAACGCTTCCACAACCTCACGGTCATAGTAGTAGTTATCTTCTACCTTGTAGCCTACAGCACGAGCCTTTTCCTTCTGGCAATAATCCTTAGCAGCATTACGAAGAGACCTAGCAATCAGTTTGATTGACTGCTTACCTTCTAACTCTTCCCATACTTTGACCTTGTTAGGATGTTCTAAGAACCATATCCATAGTTCCTGACGAATATCATCAGCATCACACATGTGATACTTACGAGAATACTCGTAGGCTATAGCACCAACAACGCCAGCATATGTATCAGTAACTACCACTTAAATGTCTTTCCATCAACAGTAAACGACTGATTGATAATTGGAACCAACTGCGGTGTTACATTCTTCCCATCAACATGCAAGATACCGAAGCCCTGTTGCCATGTGAATAGCCCAGCCTTGATATATTTTGCATTACGATAATCCATTAAGTTGCCCAGTTCCATACCCCAGATAGTCTTAGGCTTACCACCACGATAGGTCTGAGTCTGATGTGTCAAACCCATGCGGTGCGTGTGACCACACACTACGGACATGCCTGAGCGCTTTGCTAAGCCCAATGCAGTAGCGCCAGCCGTAGGCTGTACGTTTCCTTCATCGCCATGCATAAGCAGCCAGCCAGGGGCTAGTTCGTATGGGTCAGTGTGATACTTAATCTCAAGTTCATCGAGACCAAGAAAGTTTTCTAACTGCAACTCAGGCAAGCCAAGAAGTCCTGGCGCTCTCATAGCAACAGTGTTAAACAAGCGGTCAGTATGGTTACTACGCACCATGTGTTCAATCGTTAAGTCATACAACACTTGACGAGTAAGGTCACGGTCACGACCAATAGAGCGTTCATACTCTAGTTCAGTACCCTTTGACCACTTACTGATTGTCTGCATATCCATTTCGTCTCCACAAGAGACAACAGTCTCAGGTTGATACCACTGGATAAACTTAGCCACTGCCTTGGTGGCTTCTACATCGTGATACGGGACCTGCAAATCTGATATGCAAACTATGTTTTTCATGGCTTCTTCTTCGTCGCTTTCTTAGCACGTCGTTTGTTCTCAAGACCAACATTCTTTTTCTTGCTAATGACACGAAGATTAGAGATGCGGTCATCACCTGCACGACCCTTGTTATTCTTATGGTCTACTTCTGAACCCTTTGGTAAGGTTTTTCCTGTGGCTTTTTCATAATCCACACGAGCCTTATTGCTAGAAGTAGTAACGGTAGTACCATCTTTTTTCTTACGCTTGAAGACATATATTGGTCGTCCACCGTTCTGCTTACTGCCCTTATAGGGTCCGAATATTTTCATTACTTTACCTTTATTTCATTAACTACGAATGGAATCTTTCGAGTTGTACTAAATCCCCAACCATAAGGGTCATCAAATGCTTCTGTACGATACAACACATCGGTCATATCCAAATCTTCAATGATGCCTGATTTAACTAGAATCTTCTCTAGAAGGTTAATCTTATCTTCAAGTTTAGCAACAGTTTCACGCAAGTTAGTAACTCTTGTGCCTAGGTACTCAACTTCATTTTTACGCTTATTCATTTGGCCATTTACCTTTCAGTACGAGTATAGAAATTATAGCATAGTTTGCTAAGTCACGGAAGGAATCCTCAAGGGATTCATGCGCTGGCGTGTCTTCACGATTGCTATCTAGCAGGTGATTGATGCGAGCCATCTTGTCATGCATGCGAACACGCAGACCATTGATAGCACCACCAGGCGCTAGTGAGATATTAGTTGGACCATAGTCACGATGCTTAGATAGCAGAAGGCTATTAAGTTCATCTGACACAGCCCAGACATTCAACTCTAGGTCAGTAGGCTCATAGTCATCTCGGTCAGACACGTTAAAACCATTGTACAGCACTGCTTTTACAGCACCCATCTCACTCTTGTCCATTCTCTCGTAACATCCTTTCGATGTTTCTGATTCCCATATCGGCTTCCTCTGCCACCACTGACTCCTCAATGAAGTCATCTAGTTCATCACTAGAAGCGTTGACAAAAAGAAATGCTGTATCTTGTACGACTTGATATGCTTCTTCCAAGTCACCATGGTCTATCATGTCAGATAGAACCTGTAGGAACTGAAATAAATCGAATGAGTATTTAGGTGTGACTCTTACATCCCATGTAAACTCAACGCCTACATGGTCTAGGAAGTCAAACAGGTCAGCGGTGCTAAAGTCACAGTCTGCGGTCTCGCAGTTGACTAAGCCATCCTTATCAGGAAACAACATCAATAACACTTCCAATCTTCTGTTGGAAATATTCTACACCATATTTTAAATACATGCTGTTTA